TAAAACTGATAAATAGTGCTATAATAAAAGAAAAATAGTTATACAATGGCGAAACTCTTTGGATTCTCAATTGATGATTCGGAAAAAACACCCGATTCAGTAGTCTCACCCGTTCCTCGATCTAACGAGGACGGGGTTGACTATTTTGTGCAATCTGGTTTTTATGGACAATACGTAGATATTGAGGGAGTATATCGAACTGAATTTGACTTGATAAAAAGATATCGTGAGATGGCATTACATCCAGAATGTGATGGTGCAATTGAAGATGTTGTAAATGAAGGTATAGTAAGTGATTTATATGATTCGCCTGTTGAAATAGAGTTATCAAATGTTAATGCGACAGATAAAGTAAAAGATAGAATTAGGGAAGAGTTCACTCATATTAAAGAGATGATGGACTTTGATAAAAAGTCTCATGAAATTTTTAAAAATTGGTATGTAGATGGAAGATTATATTATCTAAAAGTTATTGATACAAAAAATCCACAGGATGGTATTCAAGAGATCAGATATATTGATCCGATGAAGATGAANTTTGTTCGTCAAGAAAGAAATACAAAGAACAAAGGTAATCTACCTTTAGATCCATTAGCTGGTGGTGGTGTTAAAAAAGATAATTATCCTGAGATAGATGAATATTATATTTACACCCCAAAACCAAGTTACCCTACTTCGATGTATTCATCAGGTTCTGGTAATGGTGCAAAAGGACAAATTAAAATCGCAAAAGATTCAGTATGTCATGTGACATCAGGATTATTTGATCGTAATAAGGGAACTTGNTTATCNTACTTACATAANGCAATCAAGGCACTTAATCAATTAAGAATGATTGANGATAGTCTTGTAATTTACAGATTATCAAGAGCACCAGAAAGAAGAATATTTTATATTGATGTTGGTAATCTTCCAAAGGTAAAAGCAGAGCAATATCTAAAAGAGGTGATGAGTCGTTATAGAAATAAACTTGTCTATGACGCAAACACTGGAGANGTTAGAGATGATCGTAAGTTCATGTCGATGATGGAAGATTTCTGGTTGCCTAGAAGAGAGGGTGGAAGAGGAACTGAAATTACAACATTACCTGGTGGACAAAACTTAGGTGAACTTACAGATATTGAATATTTCCAAAAGAAATTATATCGTGCATTAGGTGTTCCAGAATCAAGAATTGCAAGTGATGGTGGATTTAATTTAGGTCGTTCATCAGAGATATTAAGAGATGAATTAAAGTTTGCAAAATTTGTAGGAAGACTTAGAAAAAGATTTGCAAATTTATTTAATAATTTACTTAAAACTCAGTTAATTTTAAAGAACGTAATTACACCAGAAGATTGGGATATGTTAAGTGATCATATTCAATATGATTTCTTATATGATAATCAATTTGCAGAATTAAAAGAGTCTGAATTAATGAATGAAAGATTGGGTACTCTTGCAACCATAGAACCATATATTGGTAAGTACTTTTCAAATCATTATGTAAGAACAAAAATTCTTCGTCAAACTGATCAAGAAATTGAAGAGCAAGATGCTTTAATTAAGAAAGAAATTAAAGATGGCACTATACCAGATCCAAGTGCTGTAGATCCTATAACAGGACAACCTCTTGAAGGTGGTGGTCAAGACTTAGGTGCAGTTCCAACTGATGAAGATCCTGATGATGCTGCTTCAAAATTAACTGACGCAGAGTTCCAAAAAGATGTTAAGTCAGCAGAGATATAAATAATCAAGATATCTTAACATAATATTAAACATGGATGAATTACTTGATATGATTGCAACTGATAGTTCCGCATCGGATATATCAGATTCGATCAAAGATACATTGTATGCAAAAGCAGCTGAGAGAATCAATTCTCAAAGACCTGATACTGCAGCGCAATTATTTGATCCATCTATTGCAGATACAGAAGTTTCTGATGAACCTGTGGATAACNCAGAAGAGGAAGCATAAATAACACTATCATGGTTGATTATAAAAATGGCAGCTTTTAAGGTCGTACAAAAAATAGCATCTGTTACTGGAAATGCAACAAGTGGATCTATCGCATTAAAGTCTGGTTATCTTAGAGTAACACCAGCTGGTGGTGATGCATTTGTTGAAGTTGGAACTGATCCTACAGCAACAGACGATAGTAGCATTTTTGTTCCTGTTGATACCCCAACAGTTTTTAAAGAAAGTGTTGCATCAATTCAAACTGCATCAGTTACAAATGCATCTGGTGCAATTAAATTTGGACTTCCATCTGGAACAGAAGCTCCATTTGTTGTTGGTGATAAAGTTCAAGTAACAGGTTGTGCTCCTGCTGGTATTAACACTACAAGTGCAAGTGTCACAGCAGTTACAGGACCAGATCCAATTAATGGTGTTCAATCAGGAACCGTAACTTTAGGTTATGGTGATGCCAATGTATCTGCTACTGATGCAGTAGGTGAAATCCGAAGAGTTGTAAAAGTTGCAGTTCGAGGAAGTGGAAAAACACATATCTCAGAAGTTCAAATAGTAGGAGATTTCTAATGAAACTTATTACGGAAGAAGTAGCAAGAGTTAAATTTATCGTTGAAGGTAAAGGTGCTCAGAAAAAAATGTATATTGAAGGTGTATTCCTTCAAGGTGAAATTAAAAACCGTAATGGTAGAATGTATCCAATTAATACTCTTGCAAAAGAGGTTAATAGGTACAACGAAAGTTTTGTTAAAAAAGGTAGAGCATTAGGTGAACTCGGACATCCCGAAGGTCCTACCGTAAACCTTGATCGTGTATCTCATAAAATTACATCTCTTGTTCAAGAGGGAAATAATTTTAAAGGAAAGGCACAACTCCTTTCAACACCTATGGGTAAGATCGCACAAAATCTTATCGGTGAAGGTGTCACTCTTGGAGTATCTTCTCGTGGTGTTGGTTCACTAAAAGAAGACCTTCATGGATGCAAAGTTGTAGGTGAAGATTTCATGTTAGCAACAGCTGCTGATATCGTTGCCGATCCTTCTGCACCTGACGCATTTGTATCAGGAATTATGGAAGGAAAAGAGTGGATTTGGGAAGGTGGAATCCTTCGTGAACAACTCGCAGAAAAAACACAAAAGAGAATCAATACTCTTGTAGATCAAAGAAAATTAGAGGAGCAAAAATTGAATTTATTCAATGAGTTTCTATCAAATCTTTAAGATCTATAAATAAATACAGATTAAATTTACAAATCTAACTATAAAATGTCCGTTGGTAGCAATTTACAAGAAATGGAAAACGCAGTAACTAAAGGCGCTGCTAAAGCTGAAGCGATGCCAAGTCTTTCTGGGACAACTCCTGGTCAAACTGGTAGCGTAGAAGATTTAGGTGGCCCAACTCCACAAAACTATAAGCCCGATGATGATTCGGCAAAACTAAAAGAACCTGGCAAAACTTTAAAACAAGTTAAAGATATTGTCAATAAAGGTGCAAAACCCGCAGATCCCATGCCAGCAGGTGTGAAGGAAGAGGATCAAGTCGAAGGTGACGTTGTTGCCGAAGATGAGCAGGTTACTGACGAAGTAGTTTCTGAAGAAGAAACAACAACGGATGAAGTAGTTTCTGAAGAAGAAGCATCTGAAGAAGATGTAGTCGCTGAGGAAGAAGAAGTAATTGAATATTCCGTAGAGGATGATATCAATGCTCTTGTTGCAGGTGAAGAACTTTCTGAAGAATTCAAAGAAAAAGCAGCAACCATATTTGAAGCTGCAATTAATTCCAAAGTTAAAGGAATTCAAGAGGAGTTAACTGCTTCTTACGAAGAAAAACTCGTAGAGGAAGTTGCTTCAATTAAAGAAGAATTAAAAGATCGTGTTGACTCATACCTTGAGTATGTTGCTGACGAGTGGATGGCAGAAAATCAACTCGCAGTTGAGTCTGGTCTTAAAGAAGAAATGACTCAATCATTCATCTCTGGAATGAAGAGTCTTTTTGAAGAACATTATGTAACAATCCCTGAAGAAAAATATGATGTCATCGAGAGCATGGTAGATAAACTTGATGAAATGGAAGGTAAACTCAACGAGCAAATCGAAAAGAATATTGCTCTTAATAAGAGATTAGCCGAATCGGTTTCCGATGTAGTATTTGCAGAAGTAACTGAAGGACTTGCCCAAACACAAAAGGACAAGTTGGCTGGTTTAGTAGACAATGTTGAGTTTGAAAGTGAAACAGCATACCGTGAGAAGCTAGAAACGTTGAAGGAATCTTATTTCCCAACAAAAGTAGCTCAAAGAAACAATACAGAGAATCTAACAGAGGAAGCAGGTTCACCAGTTGAAACCGCAAATCATAGTCCATCTATGGAAGCTTATCTTAAGACTCTGACTAGAGTTTCTAAAAAATGATTTTTTTATCATAAATTCAAACTAAACTTTTAAGAGGTAAAATTTCAAATGCAAGGCCCTATTAATACAGAGGCTTTACAAGAGAAGTGGGCACCACTACTAAATGCAGAGGGTCAGGATAAAATTTCTGATCCCCATCGTAGAATGGTTACTGCAGTTCTCTTGGAAAACCAAGAAAAAGCATTAAGAGAAGAGAGGGAGTTCTTAACAGAGCAACCTACAGTGAACACAGATCCAGGTGGAACAGGAAATCCTGGTTTTAGTGGTTCAGCAGCATCACCAGTAGCAGGTTTCGACCCTGT